CGGGTTTACAGTATCCTTCTGGTTTGACAAGTTGTCTCTTGGCGCGTTAGAAAGCTAAGTCCTGGATGCCGTGAGCCAGAGCATCAATTCCACCAGCTATCATTCCAGGCGGACCCGGAATGACTGATAGTGGACCTGACAAACGTCGTATTATCTTCAGAACTCTCTCCCAAAAGCCTTCATTCTGATAGTAAGGAACTCCAACTGGGAGTCCCAAGATGACTTCACGATACAGTTTCAAAGCCAAAGGATCTGAGGGTGACAAACTGCAAAACTCATACAACAAATTTCCTGGAGAGCATTGATATTCAACACAAGACCAGGTCTTTATTATCATGGTATTAGCAGTACCAGTTACCCCCGTCACTTTGATCATAATAGAGTCAAACTGAGAATCAAATCCAACTACACAACCATTGAGTTGACCCCAATCACCAGCTATCATAGTATTTGGGAGGGCAGTCTGATTTTCAACAATTGGTTGAAAGTCAAACTTTGCTCCTGCATTGTATGCAGCCGAATACACTCCATTCTTAAAAGGAGCAGTATATTGATTTGCGTTTGTAGAATTGAAACCCTGCAACCCAGTCACAGAATATCTAGTCGAGACCGTATTAGCGTCTAACACCATTGCCATTGGAGCTTTAAAGCATTGTATGTTACCAGTCCAACTCATGTCATTTACACATGGAACTAATTCCACATGTTGTGATATAGTACGAAACTTAGTAACAATATCTGCTGCTGTAGCTCCGGTAGTTGGACCAAACATAGTGCTGAAGTCCGAATAGAACACAGGTGTGAAGACACTTGTAGAAGCGACTCCTGTCCCGGCTGGATTAGTTAAAACCCAAAAAGCCACTCCTGGTGTAGGAGCGACTAAGAAATAATAATCAACTGCAGAGGAAGTCAAGTTGTAAGTAAACACCAAACGATGTTTCTTAACCAGACTAGGACCTCTGAAGTCATCAGGAACTCCTGCTACATCATTCCCTATAAAATCTGGAGGTGCAAATGCACACTTAAGAAATGACTTGCCCTCTTGAGTTAAAGTCTCTTTACGAGGCATCATCCCAATAAGCTTACGCATTCCTGTGTCTGATATTGCAGCATTTCCAAATCCCATAGCGGGAAGAACTTTAGCATTCCCTAAGTTCCCTGCTTGTCTACGAAGCCTACGTCTCTGATTTCTAGCTCTTCTAGCAATCTTTTGTTTCTCGCTTCTAACTTTAGGCGAGGAGCGACTTTTCCTCGCTTGTTTTGAGGTGTTATCCATCTTCACCACTGTCTTCTTGAGCCCCCGCCAGCTCAAGATATCCTACTGATCTAACCACATTCATTATTTCAGGAAAATCGGGATGACTACCCAAATCATTTTCAAACCCGACAATAAACATTCGAAATTCGAATTCATTGCGGGGAATGTTATGCAATAAGTTCATCATCATCTTCCCGACATTGAGTGGCCATGATCCGTCTTTCCCGTAGTGTCTGCTACAAAATTCGAATGAGTCCTCAACATTATCATATGTTTTGACTTCGAATCCGTATTCTGCATATCTTTCGACGGCAGACTCCACTGTGCTTTCTACAGCATCATCACCAGCGGCAATTGTTTTCCCTGCACCTATCAATGTGGCCAGTTTCGTTCTCATACGTGAATTACCACTACTGGTCTTGAATTTTCCAGAATTCACCAAACCCAAGAAGCTGTTTTGTACCATCAATCCATCGGAAAAATGATAAATACTTTTGCCTTCCATTATAGCCGAAGCTCTAATTAAATGCATCCATTCCGAAGTCGGGTTATTACAAAGTTTA